GATCTTTTTTAAGAAAGCCGGTTACTGTGGTCGAGTTCTTCCGCTCTTGTCCCGCGTGTAAAAATCGGATGCACCAGGTTTTCTTCGGTCACGCGACCGATGGGACCGAGGCTTGGTACTGGCTCTGCGATTACTGCCAGATGACCGAGATGGGCGGCATCGAAAGTCCGCTTACACAATGGGAGCTTGAGTATCTAGGATGGACGAGCGGAAGAACGGACACAGGGACAGCACACTAATAGATCCGTCCCTTCTCCCTGTAGCGCCCACCGGACAAGGAGCACATGTCCGCTTCGGTGCTCCCAACAAACTCTCCCCTGAACGCCAGAACGTCATCATCGAATGCCTGAAGAAAGGTTATTCGATGCAGGCTACCGCCGCGCTCGCCGGAATCGCCAAGTCCACGATCTACGAGTGGCTGAGAAAGGCGCGCGATGGGAACGAGGAATATGCGGCGTTCCTTGAGGCGATGGAATATGCAGCCGCAGAGTTCGAGGGCGAGGCGGTTAATGCGATCGTAGCCGCCGGGAAAGACGGCAAATGGCAGGCATATGCATGGATGATGGAGCGCAAGCACCCGGAACGGTGGGGGCGTCGTCAGGTGCATACGCACGAAGGACATGACGGCGGGCCGATCGAATTTTCTCTGAATATGAATGTCGGCAAAGAACCGATTCAACGGATTGTAGAGATTGACGACGGCGACGACGACGAGTGAAGTAGGGCTGTCGTTTAAGTATAAGCGACCGCCGCTCTACCCGAAGCAGGAGGATGCGATCTTCTGCTCGGAGAGATACGGCATCGTCGAGGCGTCTACGAAGTCCGGTAAAACGCACGGATGCATTACGTGGTTGTTCGAGCAGGCGGTGCAGGGTGGGCACGGGCAGAATTTCTGGTGGGTCGCTCCGGTCTACGGACAGGCTAAGATTGCATATCGACGCCTGAAGCGTGCCCTCAAATATTCGGTCCCGCCCGACTTCTGGACACAGAATGACTCGGATCTCTATATCCATCTAGAGCATTTCGATACTACGATCTGGTTCAAGTCCGCCGACAAGCCCGACTCACTTTACGGAGAAGACGTATATGCAGCCGTAATCGACGAGGCGAGCCGCTGTAAAGAAGATTCTTGGTATGCCGTTCGTTCGACCCTTTCGGCCACTAAGGGTCCGATACGAATGATCGGGAACGTGAAAGGTCGCAAGAATTGGGCGTACCGGCTCGCCCGTCGTGCCGAGATGGGCGAACCGAATATGAGTTTCGCCAAGATCACGGCCTACGATGCAGTCGATGCAGGCGTTCTCGATGCAGACGAGATCGAAGACGCGAAGTCAGTTCTCCCCGACGACGTATTCAACGAACTCTACCTCTGTATCCCCTCCGACGACGGCGGAAACCCCTTTGGGCTTTCTGCTATCGCGGCGTGCGTGGGGCCGTTATCCAACGATCCACCCGTCGTTTGGGGTTGGGACTTAGCGAAATCGCGTGATTGGACGGTAGGAATCGCACTCGATCGCGACGGTCAAGTGTGTGAAGTTCACAGGTGGCAGGCTCCGTGGAGCATAACTGAAAGCAAAATTGCTAAACTAACCGCGCGCACGCCTGCCCTTGTGGACTCCACCGGAGTTGGAGATCCGGTGCTCGAAACACTTCAGTCGGCATCGACGAATTACCAGAACACGGCCCTCGCATCGATGTGGTCGAACTTCGAGGGGTTCAAGTTCACCGGCCCCTCGAAACAGCAACTCATGGAAGGACTTCGGGTTGCGATCCAGGATCAACGAATCACGTTCCCCGAGGGAGTTGTCCAGGGCGAACTCGAACAGTTTGAGTACGAATATACGAAGACGGGTGTGCGCTACATGGCACCTGAAGGGTTCCACGATGACTGCGTGATGGCACTCGCGCTCGCATGGCGGCACTTCAGCACGAAGGGTGCATATTTCGGAACGACTGCGCCGATCAGTTTCACGCGCAAAAGCCCGTGGCTAACACACTAAGGCGATTCAATGCCCGCAAAGCCGAGTACCGTTGAATTAGGGGTCAGCGGCCTTAAGCACGAAGGCGGCATAGTTCGCGAGGAGTTCCTGCGCGACCTCGCCGGGTCGAAGGGCATTAAGGTCTATAAGGAGATGGCATCGAACGATCCGGTGGTCGGTGCCATGATGTTCGCAGTTGAAATGATTATGCGTCAAGCATCGTGGCGCACGGAGCCGGGCGAGGATAGTCCAGCCGCACAAGCGAAGGCGGATTATGTAGACTCCTGCCGTCTGGATCTGTCATCGAGTTGGGAAGACACGATGGCCGAGATCCTATCCATGCTCGACTACGGTTGGTCGTACTTTGAGATCGTATTCAAGCTCCGGCAGGGGCCGGACCAGAAAGACTCGAAGAAGCGGTCGCGGTACAATGACGGTGGGGTAGGATGGCGGAAGTTCGCAATCCGCGCGCAAGAAAGCCTTGAGAAGTGGGAGCTTGAGGATAACGGCGACATTCGCGGCATGTGGCAGGCGATCGAGGGCGGAGATCCCGTCTTTATTCCGATCGAAAGTGCTCTCCTGTTCCGCACCTCCGTAATGAAGAACAACCCTGAAGGGAAGTCCGTCCTTCGGAACGCATACCGCCCGTGGTACTTCAAGAAGCGAATCGAAGAGATTGAAGGCATCGGGATCGAGCGTGACCTGGCGGGTATCCCCGTAGGCCGCGCCCCTGTGGAGTATTTCGCACCCGACGCGACTCCAGAGCAACAGAACGCTCTCGAAGACGCGAAGAAGATGGTCACGAATATTCGCCGGGACGAGCAAGAAGGCATCCTCCTCCCGGCGCTTTACGATCCGCAGGGCAACCCGATGTGGGACATCAAGCTGATGACCACAGGCGGACGGCGCTCATTCGACACCGACAAGATCATCTCGCGGTACGATCAGCGTATCGCGATGTCCCTGCTCGCTGACTTCATCCTGCTCGGGCATGAATCGGTTGGTTCGTTCGCGCTCAGTCAGAGCAAGATGGACTTGTTCTCTCAGGCCATTAACTCCTACCTCGACGCCATTGCCGCCGTCATTAACCAGCACGCCGTCCCCAAGCTGTTGATGTTTAATAACATGCTGGATGACAGCCCGATGCCGGAGATCACGCACGGCGGCGTGGATGAGGTCGATATCGTTGCGCTCGGTGAATATGTGCAACGTCTCGTCGGTGCTGGTATGCCGCTGTTCCCCGACATCGATGCAGAGCGGTATCTGCGCGAGCGCGGAGGCATCCCCACGGAAGCGTTAGTTGGGCGACCGGACGACGAAGAGTTGGCCGCAGGAACGGGCGAGGGAGATGGTGACGAGGGCGATGATGATACTGCCGCAGACGACGAAGGTGGCAACGACATAACGCAGGAAACTAACGTGGAGGACGACGATGCCGCATGACACAGGCGATATCAACAATCTTGTTTCAACCCACCTTGATTCGCGAGGCGACGGCTCTGGCGTATTGGAGGCGACCGGATTCTATGCAGATTCGGTGGTGACGTTCACGAACGCCACGAATGTTGTAAACCTCGCTTCGCACGGGTTCGTCGCGGGCGATGGTCCGTTCCAGTTCACGAACTCCGGTGGCGGACTTCCGGCGGAACTCGACCTCCTGACCGACTACTGGATCGTCGAAACCGTGGCGGCAGGGACATTCCAAGTCTCGCTCTCACAGGGCGGGGCGGTGGAGACGTTCACGGACGACGGTACGGGCACAAACACGATGGAGACGCCGTTCCGCTTTTACCGTGAAGCGCAGACGGGCGAGATCCTTCGCATCACCCGACTCCTCGTTCACTACGAAGATGCAACTGTCTGGTCCGCCGCCGAGTACGGCAATCTCGGTGCGGCACTTACGGTCGGGATCACGGTGCATACTGAGGACGCGAGCGGTAACACGATCATCAACTTGACCGACGATGCTCCGGTAAAGACAAACTCCGATTGGGGTAAGTTCTGCTACGACACGAACTATGTCGCGTTCGGGGCCGGGAACGACTTCCTTCAGGCGCGGTGGACGTTCAGCAAGTCGGGTATGCCACTACGACTCAAAGAAGGCGAGAAGTTGGTCGTAACGGTTCACGACGACCTTGACGGTCTCGATGCGCACAGCTTCGTCGCGCAGGGATACAACGAACTGAGTTAGAGGAGGACGATGATGCTGGCTACTTACGGATTGGTTCCGGTGATACTCTCTCGCCATCTCGATTCGCGAGGGGATGGGACCGGGGCGACCGATGCAACGGGACTGTATGCGGATTCAACGGTCACGTTCACGAACGCCACGAACCTCGTGAATCTTGCGACGCACGGATACTTGGCCGGAGACGGCCCGTTTCAGTTCAGTAATTCTGGCGGCGCTCTGCCTACGGGCATAACAGCGTTGACGGATTACTGGGTTGTGGAGACCGTCGCGGCAGGCACGTTCCAAGTCGCTCTCACGCAGGGTGGAACTGCCGAGGAGTTCAGCGACGACGGTTCGGGCACGAATACGATCGAAACGCCATTCGATTTCTACATCGAGGCGGACACGGATCAGATTCTCAGGATCAGCAGTCTCGTCGCACACATCCAAGACGGAACAGGTTTCGTCGCGGAGAACTACGGCAGTCTCGGTGCGGCGCTCACGGTTGGGATCGAGGTCAAGATCATCGACGCGCTCGGTGCCACAGCCGTCGATCTCACGAACAGCGACCCCATCAAGACGAATGGCGATTGGGGCAAGTTCTGCTCTAATCCCGAACTCGTCGCGTTCGGTGCCGGAGACGACTTTATGAACGCTCGGTGGGCGTTCGGCGAGTCCGGCACGCATGTCCGACTCCTAGAAGGCGAGAAATTGGTTGTGACGTGCCACGACGACATGAGCGGGCTGGCTGCTCATACGTTCGTCGCGGCTGGCTACATTGAGGCTCCGCCGGTCATGCCCGCTCCGTATCCGTGGGGATAGTCGCGTAAACGGGAAGGAACGATGATGGATCTAATGATCAGCGTGCCGCAGGTGGGTCCGAAGGATGCGGTCGTTGCGTTCGTCGGTGCGAGCGCCAGTAAGGTAGACCATATCCGCAAGGAATGGTTCTGCGGTCCTGCGGGCGAAACGCTCAAGGATCTGTACCTGAAGGAACTCGGAATCGCCCGGAAGGACGCGCTCCTCATGGGACTCGTCCCCGACCTTCTCGTGGACGATCGCGGTAAAGCGTGTGAGCCTACCGAAGAGATCGTCAAGATGTACGAGCCGTGGCTGTACCAAACCTTGAAAGACCACAACCCCAAGTACGTCGTGGCCCTCGGTAGGGTCGCGCGTGACGCCCTCGGGGAACTTGCCGATACGTGGCTCCCACATCCGCTCGCGGTGCGCTTACACGGCGACACAGGCGAGGTGTCTCGGAAGCTCCGGCGCATCCGCAGATGGATCAATGCGGACTACGAAGAAGGCCGGGAGCGACGGAACGAGTTCTTCGAGGAATGGGTCGAGGAGTCTGACGACTCTCACGATATCAGCGGCAGTACCATTGTATATTCGCCGATCATCACGTCGGGCGGCACGTCAGCCAGCAATTCCGACGAGTGGATCAAGTGGCAGACGAGCACGACGACGCAGAGCAACGAAGACGATATCACGCTCACCACGAATATTTACAAGGTCGATGACGACAAGAGGATCGTCTACGGAGTGGTGATGGAACCCAATGTTCTTGATTCGCACGCCGACTACACCTCCCCCGAAGAGATTGAGAATGCGGCTCACGTCTATCTCGTGAACTCCCGCGTTGTGGGCGACCAGCACAGCGAACAGGCAAGTGCCGATGTGATAGAGAGTTACATCGCCCCACAGAATATGCAGATCGGCGAACAGCCGGTCGCATCGGGATCATGGGTAATGGGCGTGAAAGTCCACGATGATGAAATGTGGGCCGGGGTAAAAGACGGTAGTTACTCGGGATTCAGCATCGGGGGGTTTGCGCACCGGGCTTAACCCGTGCATATATGCGGTATGGTCCGCGATCTTCCAAAGCGGATCAGCCAACCGGAAGAGTAATCTTCCAGATCGCCCCACAATAGTTATTTCTGCCGATATCTAAGGCACACGACAACCCGTCTGAGGACGAATATGCCTTCTGAACTGAAGGATTTGACGGTCGTTGAGGTGAGTCTTGTGGATTTTCCGGCAAACCGCCGGAGATTTCTCGTGACCAAGAACGAGGGAGAATCAACCGTGCATGACGAAATGCTGGCTCTCATCCTCGAAACCGATTTGGAAAACGGCGAAGAGGTGAAGGCTTCGCTCGAAGGCGTGTCGGACGGCGCACAGGAAGCACTCATGGGTGCCCTGAAGCTGTTCAACGCCCATCGGGAAGAGGTCGATACGGAAGTGCTCAAGAGTATGCTTACAAAGGCGGGCATCCTCGACGAGAACGACGACGACGCCGATGATGACGATGATGACGCGACCCCTCTGATGAAAGAGGATGGATCGCTGAATCTCGATGACGTACCGGAACACCTGCGCGCTGATATCGAGAAGCTGTGGAAGTCCACAGCCGAGAACGAAAAGCGTGCGGACGAGCTTCAGGAAGAGATCACGAAGGCGCAGGAAGAGGCAACGAAGGTCGCTTTCATTCAGAAGGCAGAGACTTTCACCCTCCCCGCCAAAGCCGATGAACTCGGCCCTGTCCTTCGGGCGATCTCCGAGAAGTGCCCCGATGAATATTCATTCGTCGAAGACCTACTCACCAAAGCCAGCACACTCATCGCCGAGTCCGATCTTCTCGAAGAGAAGGGCGGAAAGGGTGCCGATACCACGAGTATCACCGATGCGTATGCGAAGGCGGAGAAGCTGGCCGAGGAAATGGTCGCCAAGTCGGAGGACGGAACTCTGACGAAGGAGAAGGCGATCGATCTGGTCTTCAAGGCCAATCCTGAGTTGTCTCAGGCTTACGTCAAGGAGAACTAAACATGGCTTACGAGGGCGAACAATTTCTGTGGGCGTATGACGCAGAAGCGACGTTGCCCGGCCAGTACGAGATCGTGGCGAAGGGGACCGGCAACAATCAGGTCACACAGGCGGGTGCAGACGTAGGGTTTGGCGTCTGCATCAACGCTCCGGCGGCGGCTGGTGATCAGGCTGATGTCGTGGTTCTCGGAATCACAAAGGTCAAGGCTGGTGCGGCAATCGCAACCGGAGTCCGTTTCACGTCCGATTCGACGGGTCGAGCAGTAGCGGCGAATCTTGCTGCTGAAGAGACCGTGGGCGTGACGATCGGTGGTGTGGCAAACGCAGACGAGCTAGTTCCGGTCGTTATCTGCGGTGGCACTTACTAATCGCCCCCTTTGAACATCCTGACACGGGAGTAATAGGATATGCCACAACCGATCCCTAGCGATCTCCACGTTGATAAGTTTCTCACAAACTTGTCGGTGGCGTTCGTACAGGACGCTTCGCAGTTCATCGCAGGGCGAGTTTTTCCTGTGGTGTCCGTGACGAAGCAGAGTGACAAGTACCCGGTCTTTCCGAAGGGCTTCTTCTGGAGAGATTTGTTCCGGCCACGGCCCCTCGGTGGAGCCGCACCGCTGGTTGGGTACGAAATCAGCGAAGACTCGTACATCGCGACGGAATATGCGCTCGCTCACGCGATCGATGACCGTGTGTACGCGAACTACGACGACCCGCTCGATCCGCGCCGTTCCGCCGTCAACCTGCTCACGCAGCAGGCCATGATCCAGCGGGACCGGCATTTCGCCTCAAACTTCTTCGCAACCGGACTGTGGGACACCGAGCTTCAGGGTGTCGCGGCCACGCCGGGCGCGGGTGAGTTCATCCAGTTCAACGAGTCGGCTTCCGACCCGATCGCGCTGGTACATCTCCAGAAGGACACGGTTCACGCGCTGACAGGTTTTCAGCCGAACAAGATCGTGATGGGGATGGATGTATTCCGCGTCCTCGTGAACCACGCGGACGTGCTGGATCGGATCAAGTATACGCAGTTCGGAATGACGACACTCCAGATTCTCGCCACGCTCTTGCAGGTGGATGAGATTCTGATTCCGGGTGGCGTATACGAGGCAGGGGTCGAAGGCGCAGCCTCCGACATCGGCCTGATCTGCAACCCGAAGGACATGATGATGGTCTACGCGGCTCCGCAGCCGGGCATCGAAGTTCCGTCCGCTGGTTACACGTTCGCATGGACCGGCCTGCTCGCAGGCACGGCGGCGTTCGGTGGAGTCATTTCGACCATGCGCGAAGAGCGCAATCACAGCGACATCATCGAAATGCGTCAGGCATACGACATGAAGCTCGTCGCAGCCGAGTTGGGCGTGTTCTTCGACGACGCTGTTGCTTAAACCGGAGGTGAAGGATGGCAAGATATATTTGCTGTCGTCGCCTTCGGCACGGTGGCGAATGGCTGATGCCGGGGCAGGAATTTCCTGTCGCGTCAAACATCAACTGGAAGCCCCTGCTGTCTATGGGGTGGATAGAGAAGGTCGCTGACGGGGTTCCGACTCCGGCACCGGCACGGCCATCCGCACCGGCTTCGTCCAACATTCCGTCCGACTTGAGCAAGCTCAAGAAACCGGAACTATTCGATCTCGTTGAAGAGTTGGGTGTCAGCGGGGTCGAGGGAACGGGGTCCGGCGGTCTCATCACGAAAGCCGATCTCGTAAGGGCGATCAAGAGTCATGGCGATAGCTGACGGTGATTGGACCTATGCTGATCCGGCGCTAGATGCGATTCAGGCAGTCCGTTTCTATGTAGGTGATACGGACTATTCGGATCAACTTCTCAGCGATCAGGAAATCGAGTTCGCCCTGTCGATCAGGTCGGACAACGCGCTCCGCGCGGCGATTGTCTGTTCTGGCGCTCTCGCGGCGCGTTTTGCGCGAGAGTCCAGTTACCGGATTGGTCAGGTCTCGGAGACCTTCAAGCAGAAATCCGAAGCCTACGAACGACGCGAAAGCGATCTGCGCAACATGCTGGCCCTCTCTGGCGGGGATGGGCCGTATGCAGGCGGGATCAGTGTGTCCGACGTATCGAATCAGGAAGCGGATGCAGATCGAGTGAAGGGGCAGTTCTCGATCGGGATGCACGACAACTGATGACGATTAGCGGATATCTGCTGATTCATGCGGTCACGATATCCGGGGACATAAGCACCACAGTTCCGGCAGGAAAAACGGAATCGGTGCCCACGTTCCCTGATAAAGAGACCGGCATGAGAGCGCATATTCAGGCGCTCTCTGGTCGTGATCTGTTTCTTGTATTCGGCCAGGAGCGAAAAACGACTCACAAAATCTTCCTTAATCCCGGCGTGAATGTCCGCGTCGGACACATGATTAAGGCGGATGACGGGCCTTACATCGGTGAGCACTACAAGGTGGATCTCGTGAACCGTTTCGAGAACCACACAGAATGTCTCGCTGAATATTCGGCTCAAGATACTTCGGACGACACGCTCGGCTAATGGCACTCAGAGTTGTTGAATCTGGCTGGAGTTTGATCGCGTCACCTCTGCTTATCGCGGAAGTGACCGGCATGACAGCCGCTACGGATGCCGGTATGCAGAGATTGGCACGCACGTTCCTCAAGGAATGGCGGCTGATGTTGACGCATCGTGGCGGGGGCCGTTGGTATACAGAACACCTGCGTACCGTCAAGCGTGGCGGGAAATCGTTCATCATTGCCACAGGTCCGCGAGTACCGCATAGGGCATCTGCTCCGGGCGAACCGCCAGCAATCGACACGGGCAAATCGTTACAATCCCTTCAGATGCAGAAGGAAGGTTACGCCCATTATGTCGTCTTCACTCGCAAGAAGAGTCTTCTCTTTCTCGAATATGGCGTTGGGGGTGGAGGACTGTTTGGCCCCCATCCCGCAGGGATCATCATCGAGCCGCGTCCGCACGCTCGTCCTGCACTTCAAAAAGTTATGCCGCACGCTCGGGAGACCGTGACCGTTGCGATGCAGAGTGAGATTGCGGCCCGCGCATTGGTGATTCGCACGCGGGCGCTCGGTGTGAATATTCGCAAGTTCCTGATCAGTTTCAGTTCAGACCTGGGCTGGCTCGCCGGTCTCGGTGTGAGCGGGCCAGCACTGTCCGCAGTTCGGAAGATGGCGATCCGAACTCAGCGCGGGATTGGCGATATGTCCGCGCTCTCTGAACAGAAACTTGGCGCGCGTCTTGTTAGACGAGCCGCTGGTCGAATCGGAGGACGGACTATCGGCGCAACGGCCCGCAAGTTCGGCGGAGGGAGCGCCTTTCAGTCGCGTGTTATCCGTCGTCTCGGCGGTGCGCAATACAACAAGATCCAACGACGTATGTACGTGAGATAATGCCTAACGAACATGACGTGGTGCTGGCGATTATGAATATCGGACGGGCCGATGTTGACCCTGTGGTGACGTTCACGAACGGGTCCGATGTCGTGAACTTGTCTGGTCACGGATTCATCGCCGGGGACGGGCCTTTCCAGTTTAGTAATAGCGGAGGGGCGCTACCCGCTGAGTTGTCCATCAGCACCGACTATTGGGTAGTTGAAACCGTCACGACCAACACGTTTCAAATCGCCGCGTCACAAGGCGGTGCCGCCATTGATTTTACGGATGATGGTAGTGGTACAACCACGATCACGGGAACTGGGCGACTCGCCGGTTCAACCGGCATGGCAGGCAAAGATGTACCGATCGTTCAGTTCGCCGATCTAGCCCGCGCGGATGACGAAGGTGCGATCACGGAACACAAGCCGCCGATCGTCTCCGTAACGACCGTTACCGGCGATGCTGGCACCGGCACAACCGACTTCCTAGCGACGGTCGTGCAGGTCGATGCGTGGGCAAACCGCCGTTCGGAAGGTCTCGATGCGCAGATGATGGATCGTGTTGAGCAGATACTAACGGGACCGAATTTCACAACCGAAGGACTCGATGTAGGGGTCAGTAAAGGACAGCGACGACGGCTCGACGAATTCGAGTCGGGTCGAAAGCGATTGTCGCAGGACTACTTCCTGCTCGTTCGACGCTAACCGTGGAGTAAAGGAACATGGCAAGAAAGAACACTAACGAGGAACTCTGGACCGTTTGTTCTGAGTTCGGGGTTCTTCGAGACGCGACTGCGGGCACGCCCGGAGACACTACGTCCGATGCCGCGTATACGGCAGGCATTTCGGCGATAAGTGTCACGTCCGAGACCAACTTCGCCACAGGTGATTGGATTCGGGTGGATGGCGGCAACAAGATGGAGATTCAGAAGGTTCTCTCCACAGCCGCCGGAGAACTCACGATCGAAGACCAACTCGCCTTCGATCATGTGACGGGCATCGCGGTCAAGGAACTCGACCGGGTGATTCTCGGCGACATCACGGACGATGGCGTGACGAGGGACACCGAGGTTGAGACGGCGGAGATCCGCGCCGCAACGCAGGCCGGA